TGTCATGAAAGAGTTGTTGGCCAAGGGTGCAGGTAATGCGGCATCGGTGCACCTCTCTCGAACGGCCAGTGATTTCGATTGGAGATTCGTCCGTCAGGGATGGGATGTCAAGGATTACAAGTGGCCCACCTCTCTCGGTGAAGGGAAGGGTCCCCTATCGAGCGTCTCGAGTTGTAGTGATCCGCTCCGGTTGGCCATGTCCAGAGCCGTGGGCATTCTCTGCGGTGGAGGATCCTTTATCCTACATAACGGAGCCGGCATCTACGGTGTTCCGAAAGAGGGATCCACCGGATTCCGTCCGGCGAACCTCTGGGAAACACCGGGCATCGATGCGATCATGACGGCCGTTCGAGATATCGATTCCATTCTCCCAGAAGGCGTGGAGGATTGGACGCGATCGAACGATGCATGGGCTACTCCTCCGCATCCGCTTCGGAATCACGAGTTCTGGGAAGGGAAAGAAGGACGCGGACTGAATAAGAATTACGCGGCCAGTAGCCCGGATGGCCGAACTTTTCTGACAGCACCATCTGGCGTACTGAAAGAAGGAAAGGTGACCGCACGGAATGCCTGTCGCGTGGCCGTGTACAATCCCCTCACTCCCAAGGCACCCGTCGAGATACGGGATCTCGGTGCGGGAGAAGTCTTGACGATGGTCGGAGACCCGGAAGCTAATGCCGCCTATCTGATTAACGGCATTCGACTATAGGCAGAGAACCTAATGGAGGAATCAAGATGAAACGAATTGCTCTCGTTGTGGCGTTGCTGTTTGTGCTACCCTCGTGTGCCTCGAAAGCTCCAGCGTCGCTTACGCCAGCGGGCGTCATCGTGTGGCAAGCCAACGAAGTGACCGTTGGACTCGGCACGTTGCAACATGTGGCGATCGGGCTCAACGAAGTGCAGGTGTGTGAGCCGTTGCCATGCCATCCGCTTCTGAGCACGAACAACACCGGCATCGTCGTGGATGCTGTAACGGACGGTCTCACGGCACTCAAGAAAGTACCCGAAGGATGGCGAGCTACGGGACTTGAAGCCATTCAGAGAATCGAAGCACGACTCGATGCGGCCGGGAAAACGAAACTGTCCGCGTACTTGGCTGCTGCACGGACGGTGGTCGAAAATCTCAAGTAGCAGAGGAGCATCATCATGGATCAGGTTATCCTTCAACTGTTTGCGATCTTCGGGCCCACCGTGGCCGCGATCATCCAACGTCTCATGGCCCGGAACGGCGGCAAGATGCCGACGTACGACGAGATGGTTACCGAGTTCATGGGCAACGCCGACAAGTACCTTGAAGAAGGTGCGAAGTGGAAGGCATCACATCCACGGTAGAATGGTATCAGAAGCACGGTTGCGATCATGCTCACTGTCCGTTCGACTGCGAGCATCCGCAACCGATCCTTCTGTCTGACGGACGGCTCGTATGCGGTCGGTGCGCGATACTCGATCACGTGATCTCAGAGATGATCCCCTGTACACCGGACATTTGCTCATGAGACCATCGTTCTATCAACGGTATTGTTGGAATTGTGATACCGAACTGTTCTATGGCCGGATATGCTGGCCATGCGTGCGGGCGATCCTCCTCACGGTGGTGGCCATGGGATTTATCACGTGGATCGTAACGGGGTTATTCTGCTAATGGAACCGAAACATTTCGACGACGAGGATCGCGACTTTCTTCCAGAGCACCAATACGTGGTGCTGGCGAAAAACCAAAAGCCGAAGTACCGAGAGTTACCGGTGGTTCGCTTCATGCAGGGACCGGAGTATCGGGTGATTTCCAGGTGGTCACTTACACCAGAGGAGAGAGCCCGCATCGCAGCCGGAGAAGATCTCTACTTGGAGCAACTCACGTTCGGGAATCTCTTCCAACCGATCCTGCCCACCGTGGGCCTCCGCGATTTCTGTCCGAAGGATACATAGGAGGACGTATGTATTTGCGAGTGTACGAATATCGCCGTCGGTGGTTCTGGAAACTGATCGACAAAAGGGATCGTATCGTGGCGAAGTCTCCCAAAGGCTACCGAACCTTCTCGTTGGCCAGGGACTACGCCCGCTTCACCATGCAGGGACTGCAAAACTGTTTCGCGGAGTAACGAATGCCCGTTAACACTGAGCGTAAAGATTTCGCAGACATGAAGGTGAAGTGGGCACGACTTCGTGACTGCATCGGTGGACGGGATGCCATCTTGAAGGCTGGCGTGAAGTACGTGCCGCTACTTCCGGCCAAGGATCTTACGGAGAACGAAGATTATCGACGCCGTGGGAGCTTCTACAACGCCACCAAGAGAACAGTCGAAGGCATGATGGGGTCCATCTTCCAGGAAGCACCGGAGGTGGAATTTCCGGACGACATGAAACCGTATCTCGACGACATCACGCTTGGAAATGTGCCGTTTGAAATGTTTGCCCAGACGACCGGCAACGAAGTGATGCTCATCGGCCGGTTCGGTGTGCTCGTGGACATGTCCTCGGTTCCAGCGGTGGACAACCGGCCGTACTGCATCGGATACCGTGCGGAAGATATCGTCAACTGGAAAACCTCGAGACTCCAGGGAGCCGAAGTGTTGACGATGCTGGTGCTGAAGGAATCCATCGAACAGCCGGTGCCCAATGATCCGTTTGTCTGCGAGGTGATCGAGCAATACCGAGAACTCCGGCTGGTGGACAGCAAATGCGTTGTGCAGTTGTGGCGTCCGAAATCAACATCCGAAAAGCATGAGTTCGTTCGGTATGGTCCAGCGGTGAATCTCTTTCGGAGAGGTGAAGCACTTCCGTTCATTCCCTTCATTTTTATTTGCGCGTCGAATGCAACACCGGCTCTGGAGGAGCCACCGCTCATCGATCTCGCGGATGTGAACCTCGGACACTGGCGCAACAGCGTGGATTACGAATATGGTCTGCACCTCGTGGCGCTGCCGACGCCATGGGTTGCCGGTGCGCGCAACTCCGGTGCGGACTCTGCTCCTCTGCCGATCGGTCCGAGTAAAGTATGGGAATTGGATATCCAGGGATCCGCCGGCATGCTGGAGTTCAGCGGTGAAGGACTCGGTGCGCTGGTCACGGCCATGAACGAGAAGAAGAAACAGATGGCCACTCTGGGAGCACGGCTCCTGGAGGATTCGGCGATCGTTCCTGAAACGGCATCAGCGGTGAGCATGCGCCATGCGGGTGAACATGCCTCGCTTCGAACCGTGGCGCAGTCCGTGGAATTGGGATTCACGTTGGTGCTTCGGATTGTGGCGTGGTGGCAGGGGACCGAAGCTCTCCCACAGGACACCGAAGTGGGCGTGGAACTCAATAAAGATTATCTGAATGTCAAAGCCTCACCGCAAGACATCCAGGCCGCGTTGGCCGCTCTCCAGGCCGAAGAGATCAGTTACGAAACATGGTGGAACATTCTGGTGACCGGTGGATGGGGTCGTGAAGGCATCGATGCGGATGCTGAAATGGAAGCCATCGACAAGAATCGGAAGGAACGCGAAAAGAAAACACCGAAGCCACAACCGCAACCGCCGATTCCACCACGCAAGCCAGGATACGTCGAGCCACCACCGGAGCCCGGAGTATGATCAAGCGCATCGGTCCGAATAAGTACGTGATCATGGATAAAGACGGAAAGAAAAAGATATCGAAACCCATGTCACGGAAACGGGCTCTCCGACAATTGAAATCTGCCAAGCCGAAGGTTGCGTAATGGCGAAATCAGATATGACCATAAAGATTCAGGTGGACACATCTGAATTGGATGAGGCTCTCCGAAAAGTGGATGAGCTTCTCCAGAAACAGAACCGGACGATGCCTGAAGTGGCTGCACTGGCAGCCGGAGCCGTGCTCATCGGCACACCGAAGCGGCTCACGCGACGTTCTCTGTTTAGTTTGGGATTATTGAAATCGTAGGAGGAGGAGATGCCGAAGCTCGTAGCGGAAATGAAGATCTCGATGGACGAAGCTGGTCAGGTGCAGGTCGAAGGACCGTTGGACAACAAGATTCTGTTCTACGGCCTGTTGGAAGTCGCAAAAGAAACGTGCGTCGCGCATCATAAGAACAAAGAGCGGTTGGTGCAGCCGATTCCCGCATCGGCGATCCAACACTTTGGCGGACCCGGAAAAAATTAGCAACGAGAGAAAGGACAGTAGCCATGCCAGCACTTACACCGGTTGTGGACTCGCTTGACAAGGTGCCCGAATCGGCACGCACCTTCTACGAGCCAAAGGACGGAAAGTTTCACGTGATTCTCGATGCGGCTCCGGCCGGATTTGTTTCGGCTGCAGAATTGGCCACGGCCAATGGGAAGGTCGTGGAGTTTCGAGACAACAACATCAAGCTCGTGAAGGAAGTCGAGGAGTTGCGGCCACTCAAAGCGAAGGTGGGCGATCTCGATCTCGATGCGGCGAAAACCGCTGTCACGGAGTTGGCCGCACTCAAAGCCAAGGGTGTCACCAAGCCAGACGACATTTCGGCACAGATCACAGCAGCCGTGACGGCCGCTCAGAAACCGTTGCTCGATGAAGTGGCCAACATGAAAGCCTCATCGGCCGCAGACCGTAAGCGAGCGGATGACGCCACGATGCGATCAACGATCAGCGAACACTTCACCAAGGCCGGAGGAATTGCGTCGGCTCTGGATTTCATCGTGCAGAAAGCCTCGTCCGTGTTTCACGTGGAGAGCGGTACGGTGAAAGCACAGGCCAACCGCTTCAGTTCCGAAAAACCTGGAGATCCCCTGACCGTCGAGGAGTGGTTGAAGTCTCAGGTGAAGGAATCGGATTTCGCATTCAAGCTCTCGAACGGAGGAGGAGCGGATCCACTGCGTTCGGGTGGCGGTGGCGGTGGTCTGAAACCCGGTCAGATCCTGCTCAAGGATCCCACTCCGCAACAACTGGGAGAACATGCGGACGCGATTCGGAAAGGCACGATGAAGATCGAGTACTCAGCCGATCAACGCTCGTAGAAAGGAGCATCCGATGAGTTGGAGTGCAGAGGCAACAGGGTCGCACGACGAGGTGAAGCAGAGAATCGGTTTGGATCACGGCGTCCCACCCGGTGTGCGCACCTCGGTGGATCATGTGCTGTCGGCATTGGAGCCGGGATCGAAAGTGACCGTGACGACGAGCGGTCATATCGATCCAGTGACAAAGTTGGGAAACATTTCACTTCACGTCGTCACGAAGTAGCAAGTCCGTTCGTTCGGTATCGCATTCGGTGAATGTGATGCCGAGTCCCGGTGGGGCACTATATTTTCTTGCGTCCGTGTTAGGGGATCTGGACTCGGTGAGTTCGGATCCCGGCATCCTCTCGGTGAGAACGATGCCCGGCTCCGGTGGGGTCGCTTGATACTCAAAACGTTTGTGTCAAGGAGACTTTCACTATGGCAGGTGCACTCGTTACAACCAACATCCTCGCAACCACGGTTGCGATGGGACTCTCCGCTCTCCGGCAACGGCTGGCTCTCGTCTTCATCGCGAATCGTGATTACGAGAATGAAATCACGGCGGCAAAACGAAATGCCGTTGTGAACGTGGCGGTACCGGCTGCCGTCGCGACACGCACGGTGGCACCGGATGTCGTGCCTCCGGCTGTGACCGCTGTTACGCCCACCAACGTTCCGGTCACACTGTCGGAATGGAAAGAGGCTCCGTTTGCGATGGATGACAAGGGCATGGCCCAGGTCGATCGCAACATCCTCCCCATGCAAGCCTCGGAAGCCATCAAGGGATTGGCCAACACGATCGAGGATTTCCTCTGGTCCAAGTACACGTCATCGTACGGCTACGCGGGCGTTGCCGGCACGACACCGTTCGCCACGGACCTGTCGGAATATCTCGCAGCCAGAAAAGTCGGCAACGTGCAGTTGATGGACATGGAGCCACGCTTCATGGTCATCGATCCGGATGCAGAAGAGAAGGCACTCGGTGTGCGTGCGTTCCAGGATGCCTCCTTCGGTGGCGGCGACGGCGTGATCATTCGCGGCCAGATCGGAAACAAACTCGGTGCGTTGTGGCTGATGTCGCAGCGAGTCCCGCTCCACACCGCAGGAACGGCCACGGCCGGATACCTGATCAACAACGGTGCGGGCTATGCCATCGGCATCAAGACCGTGACCGTGGATGGTGGCGCACTCGGCACGCTGATCCTTGGTGATATCATTTCGTTCGCTGGTCATGCCCAGACCTACACTGTGGTCTCCTCGGTTGGTGCGGGCACGGTGACCTCTATCACATTCGAGCCCGGTCTCGTTGCGGCCGTGGTCGATGATGAGGCACTCACCAAGAGAGCATCGCACCGGCTGAACTCGCTGATCCACCGCGATGCGCTGGCATTCGCGATGGCGCCACTGATGGACACCGTGGAGGTGCCCGGAGCCACGCTGCAGTCCGTGGCAATCGACGAAGTGTCCGGCCTATCTCTTCGGCTGGAAGTTTCGAGACAGCATCGGCAAGTGCAGTGGGCGTATGACGGTCTGTACGGCGGATCCGTCGTGCGAGCCAACGCATGGGTGCGTCTCGCGGGATAAGGTTCATGAACGGGACCGTGGCAGGCGGTTCATGGTGAGCCGTCTGCTCAATCCAATTTCTTGAAGGAGAACGTTCATGTCAAGTTCCGCTTTGTATCCTGAAGGGAGTGGCGGAGTAAAAACCCGCTACATCTCCGGTATCGAAGTCACATTCGGATTGCTACGATCGCTTCGTACTCGACTGACGACGGCTCAAGTCATCGCGGGTGCGGATCTTCTTCCGGCTCTCCTCGGTGTGCGATGGCGACTGTTCGATGCGTCGCTAATCGCGATCGGAGGAGCGGCCACCACGAACACCTCCGTGAACATCAGCGCGATCCGAGCCGGATCGGCGGTGCAACTCCTGGTTGTGGCCATCGCGGCCTTGACGCAGAGTGCCCGTGTCCGTGCAGGAGCCACCAACGCGGTGATTCTCGCGGACGGCGCATCGTTTACTCAGGTGGATGCCAACACGGCAGTTCGAGCCACCAATGTGGGAGCGTCCATGACCGTGGCCACCCATATTGATTTCCTGCTTTCCTACGTGGCGGATCCGGCATAAGGCCATGCCCGTCACGACACTTGTTGCCACGCCGGGATCTGCCTCTGCCAATGCGTATCCAACATTGGCGGAGGCAAATCAATACCATCTCGATCGACCACCGGTTGGAACAACGTGGGCCAGTGCGACTGACGACCAGAAGAATGCCGCCATCTTGTGGGCGACGATTCTGATGGACCGACTGTGGGTGTGGACCGGCTATCCCACGGATGCTCTACAAGCCTTGCTCTGGCCGCGTCAGGGCATGATCAAAACGAACGGATGGGAGTACGTTCCAGATAACGTGATTCCGATTGAGTTGAAACAAGCGACATCCGAATACGCTCGTCAACTATTGGTATCAGATCGCGCCGGGGATTCTGATATCGAAACACTCGGAATCACGTCCGTCAGAGCCGGGTCAGTGGCACTCACGTTCAAGGATTCGGTCTTCGCAAAAACCGTTCCTGATGCGGTGTTCAATCTCATTCCAAATGCATGGGGTTATCCGAAAGGCCGGGTGACCGGCGTTCGGGACCTGATAAGGGCATAACGTATGGCACGATTCCAACTCGGTGTTCGAACCTCGAACGTCACCTCTGCCCAAGCGTTGTTTGAAATCATCGCTGGAAACAGGGGATGCCGATTGAGAGGGATCAACATTACCCTGGCCACGGCGGTGACCGGCGTCTTTGGAGCGGGACGTCCGGCTGCTGCAGGCATCACACCAACGACACCCGTGGCGTTTCTTCCGGTTGATGGACCAGGAGATCCATCATTGTCCAAAGTCGCATTGGCATGGGGGACCAGTCCGACGGCTCCTGGTTCGTTCTTACATCGAGTATCCGTCCCGGCCACGGTGGGAGCCTTGGCCGCTCTGATATTCACCACACCGACGCAAGGCAGAGGGGGGATTTGGATTCCGGCCGGAGCCACGTTTACTCTGCACAACGTTACCGGTGGTCCGACGCTGGATGCCACGATCGAGATTGAAGAATCATGAGTCTCATCAGCGGTGCCGTGGCTATCGCCAACTCTGTAACCAATTCCCTGAAGATGCAGTCCGATGTCTATCAGGAAATTTCGGCCGGAGTTGACCGGAACGGAAAACATATCTATCCATCCAAGGTCGCACGGAAAGCGGTGGTGGATATGAAACAGCAACAGGTCCGTACGCCGTCCGGTGACATGGCGCTCAGCAAGGCGTCAGTGTTGTTTCTTGATCCAGCAATCGTGGTCAAGTTCACGGACCGTATCACACTGCCGGATGGTTCCACCGGCCCGATCCTCGCCATCGATGGATTTGTCGATGGTGAAACAAACGCGCAAGCACTGTCGGAGGTATATCTAGGCTGATGGCAAGCTACCCTACGTACACTGGCGCGAATGCCATGCTGGCGAAAATCAATCGACTGAAGGGAATTTCGCCGGACGTGTTCGGGAACGCCATGGTGGCAGAAGGCAACGTCGAAGTCAAGGAATGCAAACGACAGAGCCCGGTTGAATCCAGCGACATGAAAGATGAAATCCATGTCGCTGGACCGTTCCGCGAAGGCCGGACGATCACGATCATGATCACCACCGGACCCAAGTCGGAAGCGTACGCATTGCGGCAGCACGAGGATCCGGATCTCGTCCACCGGGTGGGCAATTGGAAATTCATCGAGGGACCACTTATGGAATCCGCTCCTCACATGGCGGCACGGATTGCCAGTCGAATCGATTTGAAGGACGGAAAGTAAAATGGCTACCGATGATGATCTGGTCACGTTGCTCGTGGAAGGAGGAATCCCGGATGCCGATATTTTTGTCGGCTCCAAGGCCACGCTACCAGATGGACCCGATCGGTCATTCATTACGATTCGCATGACAGGAGGAACCTCACCAGAGGGTACGCACAATTCACCGAACGTGCCGGCGTACATTCGCCCGTCTGCTCAACTCGTCGGCAGAGCACCCGACTATGCCGTGGCGAAGGCGTTGACGCAACTGGCGTTCAACATTCTCTTTCCAGTAAAAAACCGTTTCGTAAACGGGACATGGTGGCGGTCGGTTACCATGGTGCAGTCGGAGCCGCTCGATCTCGAGGAGGACGACAAGGGCAGACCACGGTTTGCCTTCAACATCAATATCGTGAAACGTTTGTCACCAGCGACTAGTAGTTAAAGGAGAGTTACATGGCCACTGCTGTTGTTTCGAATCTTGCTCTCACTCTTCGGTCCATTCTGTCGAACACGGTCGGACTCGCCAATGCTCAGGCCAGCGTGGAAACCGGAACCACGCGAGCGATCGCGTCGGGCACCGGAGCGGATCAGGCCAACCGCATCTACACGGAATCCGCCAAGTCCATCGCGGCTGCCTACGATGTGGATCTGTCCGGATCACTGGTGGATGCGCTTGGTGCCGCATTCATTCTCGCACGGCTCAAACTGATCCTGGTGATTGCAGCCGTCGCCAATACTGGGAACGTGATCATCGGCAACGATGCCGCTTCTCCGATTCTCGGATTCGGAGCCATCACGCACACGTGGGCCGTGCCTCCGGGTGGCGTGTTCCTGGCCTACGCGCCTGACGCGACCGGATGGCCCATCACCGCCGTTACCGGTGACATCCTCCAGTTCACGCCATCGGCTGGTACGCAAGTATTCGACTTCGCTCTGCTCGGATCCAGCGTCTAGTTCCAGGGTGTTCGGACTTTACTTCGGCCTTTAAGGAGATCACGAAATGTCGAATGCTGTTACCACCACTGGGATTCTCGTCAAGCGGGCTCTCTTCGCCACTCCCACAACGTTCGTCACTATCGGGGAACTGACCGAACTGGATCCCGGTGGGATGAGCCGGAACAAGATCGAAACTTCGACGCACAACGACGGTTCCGAAAGCCACGTGCTGGGAATCCTCCGGCAATCGGACCCGACGATGAAGATCAACTACGTGGCCGCGGATGCCACGCACATCTCCATCCTGGCTGACATCGCGGGCAACATCAAGAACGCATGGCAGTTTCTGTTCCCATCCGGAAAAACCAGAACCGGTTTCGCGTACGTGCAGATGTTCAAGTTCGATCCTGCACCGGTGGACGCGAAGCAGGGTGCATCGTTGGCCCTGACGTGGGCCGGAGCCGTGGTCGAAGCATAAGAAGGAGTGGGCACATGAGTCGGGTACTTTCGGCGAATGATATTTTTGATAACGACCGGGACCTGGAGATCATCGAGGAGCCGGTCCCGGAGTGGAGCAAAGACGGAGAGCCGGGTGTCGTCCGGCTCCGTCAGATGAATGCCGAGGACTCCACGGCGTTCACCGAGGAGATGGACAAGCCAGAGAACAGTCGTGAGGGCATGTTCATCATCCTCGTCTGGTGTGCGGTGGATGCAGAAAACAAGCCGTTGTTCACGCACGAGGACATCGCACGGCTCAAAAAGAAAAACATGCGCGTCCTCAATCGGTTGCAGATGGCCGCACTTCGGTTAAACGCCATGATGCCGAGGAAAAAGGAGGAGATAAAAAACGACTCAGGCGAGGAGGTCACCGCCGGTTCGCGTACCGACTCGCCAAAGAACTAGGGCACGTCGATGTCGATCGCATGTTGCGAGGAATCACATGGGAGACGTTTCTCGAATGGCAAGCGTTTGAATCCATGGAGCCGTTCGAAACGGAACGACAGGATTATCGAATCGCTCATGTGGTGCAGGCTCTCTGGACTATTGCCAGAGCCCAGATTGGCAATACGGAAGAAAGGCCGATCGCAGACTTTCTTCTGAACTTCGGCGACCTGAAAGTTGCACGTCAGGATCCAATCGTAAAGCAAACGGTCGCGTATCAGGAAATGCTTATCGACTCGTGGTGTTTCCTGAACAACGCGGCCTTGGCTGCTGCTGCTAAGGGAGTTCACTAGTGGCTGTTGATATTGGCGCAATTGCTGGTCTCATCATTCTCAAGGATGAGTTCACCAGTCAGCTCGATCTTGCGGCCTTTGCCCTGAAAAATTTCTCGAAAGAGAATCAGGAAAGTCTCAAGGCCGTAGCCGGTGCGGCAGGAGTAGTCACGGCTGCCTTTACGGCGGTAGCTGTCGCTACGGTTGCACTAGGCAATCGCGGATCTGATATCAACGATGTCAATGCCACTCTCGTAGATTTCGCCGGTGGAGCCCGAGAAGCCGAAGCC